GTCGTGTTCTCTGTGGTTACATGATAGGCGTTGGCTGCTGCTGCTGAATCCCAAGCCACAGCATTAGAACTGGATGTTAATGCCACCTGTGTAATCCTCGCACTTGTAGTTGCCACCATAAGCGGTGAGGTGGCTGATGTTGCAATGGTTACTGCGTTCTCTATCTTTGCCCCTGTTACCGCATCATCTGCTATCTTGGCAGTTGTAATATTCGCATCAACAACGGAAGCTGTTACCACGGCACTTGATGCCAACTGATCAGCACCCACTGCATCATCCGCAATCTTAGCCTGCGTGATGTTATCGTCTACTATGGAAGCAGTTACGACCGCACTTGCTGCAAGTTGATCTGCGCCTATAGCATCATCTGCTATGAGTTCCTGTGTTACTTTTGTGTTTGCCATAATATTATTATCTCCTTATCCCTCTAAAGTTTCAATTCTTGCTGTCAAAGCATCTATTTTATCATCTGCTTCTTGTAATGCTTTAATTAAAGGCATTATCAATTGTGCAGGGCTTAACGCTTGTGAACCATCTTCTTCTTCATTCCAAACATCAAACTTTTCTGTTTCTATGCCTTCAGCATCCATTGCTGCTTTAACTTCTTGTGCAATTAAACCTGTTTGCCAATCTGTCCTCGTAGCTGTTGTTGTTTCACTGTCAAAACTTGTAAAACTTTCAGGGAATTCGCTTGGTGCTTTCCATTTAAAGTTTACTGGTCTTAAACGATTTATAAATGAAAGACCTAATGTATGATTAGCAATATCTTTTTTCATTCTTTCGTCAGAACTTGCAGCAATAGAAGTGCCACCTAATAAGATTCTTGACCAATCACTACTTCTAACAAAAGCTACTGCATAATCCTGTGTACCTGTTCCATTGTTAGAGTTTCCAATAACATATCTATTTGAAACAGAGCCTATAGATGTTGCATTTCCTAAAATAATATTGCTAGAACCATTGGTAGCTTCACCTGCTTGGTGTCCAACAAAAGTATTAAAGTTTCCTGAAGAAGAACCTTCTCCTGATTCATTACCTATAAATACATTTTCTGAACCTGTATATCCAAATCCTGCTCTTTGCCCTAGTGCAGTATTTCTGTTACCTGTTTCATTTGAATATAAAGCTGTATATCCTACGGCAGTATTTTGAGTTGATGAAGTTGTGTTGAAACCACAATTTGAGCCTATAAAAGTATTGTAGTCTCCAGTTGTCATCAAATATCCTGCTTGTTTTCCTACAGCAGTACAATTTGAGGCACCATTAGAAGTCATCATTGCAAGACCACCAACTGCAGTATTAGAGCCTGAAGTAGCTTCTGATTTTAATGCTTCAAAACCAATTCCTGTACTATAATGTTTATCAGTGTTTGCTGACATCGCCGACTTACCGACTGCAACATTATAATCTCCTGTGGTATTATTTTGCAGTGCATTAGAACCTATTGCGACATTTTGTTCTCCGCTTGTGTTTTCATAAAGAGTTGCATGACCAAGTGCAACATTATTATGTCCAGTAGTTAAATCCCTGCAAGATTCATACCCTATTGCCATATTTGCATAGCCACTTGTAAGACTGTGCAACATATCAACACCAATACCAATATTGTAATTAGCATTGCTAAGTGTTCCTGTAGTTGTATCTCCAAGCATGATTGAGCCAGTACCAAATGTTTTAGCATCAGATAAGCCATTGATACTTGTTGCACCACCGCCACTTGCATCTTCCCATGCAACACCTGAACCTGTTGAAGTTAATACCTGTCCGTCAGACCCTTGACCACCATTAACTTTAAAATTTACACCGTCAATAGTTGCAGCATCTACTAAGCCTGTAAATGTAGCTGTTCCTGTTACTCCTAGAGTTCCGCCAACTGCAACATTACCTGTGAATGTAGGTGATTCCTCTACTTGTGAAGCTGCCCATGAAACATCCGTACCGTCTGATGTAAGAACATAGTTTGCAGAGCCTAGAGCCAAAGCACTTGGATTGCCTGAAGCATCTCCTACTATTAGCTTACCTCTAGCAAGACCTGCCATCTTAGCCAGTGTTACGGCATCATCATTGATCTTATTTGTGGTTACATTGCCGTCTGCTATCGTGCTTGTGGTTACTGCGTTTGATGCAGGCACATTAATAGATGTCTGTGATAAAACAATGACCTCAATCGCAACTGAGTTAGCAGGAGCAGTGCTAAATGTTAGTGTTGTTCCGCTTGTGGTGTATGTGCTTTTGTTTTGATAAACACCGTTTAAATAGACCTGTGTATTATTTTCGTTATTAGGTGCTGCACTTAAAGTAAATGCTGTCGTTGAACCATTACCAGTAAAACCATTCTGCAATACACTAGAGCCTGATATAGCAGTTCTAACATGAAATACAACAACCTTTCTTGTATTAGCAGGTGCGGTATCAAATGTAATGGTCGTGCCACTTGCTGCATAGTCAGCTTTGTTTTGGAATACACCCTCTATAAATACTATTAGGTCATTCTCACTGCCTACTGAACTGCTAAGAGTGAAAGCCGTTGTGCTTCCGTCTCCTGTAAAGTTGTTGGTCTCCATTGCTGAAGCACCACCGCCACCACCTGCGATTGCACCCCACTCGTCTGTGAACCCTTCAAATCCACCTGTTGTAGAGTTGTATCTGAAATAACCTGCTGCACCTGTAGGTCTTTGTGCTGTTGTACCCACTGGTACATGAACTGCATCTGTTGCACTACCAATATCCAGTGAAACATCAGGCGAAGCATTCAAGATGCCTACCCTGTTGTTACTGCTGTCAACTTTGATTGTGTTGGTGTCTACAGTTACATCACCGCTTACTGTTAAGGATGTGAGAGTACCTATGCTTGTTACATTGTTAAGGGTGTCTAATGCTGTCTCAAAGTAGGTCTCAAAGTCTGTAAGTGCAACCTGTACCATAGTGCCGTTGTCATTTACAACCACCCTGTCTGCATCTGCTAATGTAGTTGCTGTAGCACTTGTGTTGCCGTCTACTATGTTTAGTTCTGCTGTTGTACTTGTTACGCCATCAAGAATGTTAAGTTCTGCTGTCGTGGATGTTACACCGTCTAAGATGTTTAGTTCCGCACCTGTGGATGTGACTGCTGTGCTACCAAGCGTTATGCCTGATGTTGTCAAAGCACCCATGATTAGATTAGCTGCAGCATATCCTGTAGCGCCTGTATTAACTGTAGTGCTTGGTTGTGTTTGGGTGTCTACAAATATTCTAAATGTGTTGTCGGTAGAAGCATCAAAGAACATACCACCGTACTTAGTGGTTGCTGACTCTACATACTTACCGTAAAAACCAAAGTCTGTTGAGTTGCCTGTGTTGGCGTTTGCAAGACCTGTGAAGTTGTTATCTGTCAGGACTGGTCCTGTACTTGTTGTGCTACCTGCAACTGTTAAGTTTCCGCTTACGGTTAAGTCATTTGAAACAGTTACATCATTTGGCAATCCAATAGTCAAAGTATCAGTTGCACTTACGGCTACATTAACCTCATTGCTTGTGCCTGCTACTGTTAAGGTATCACCACCGCTTATCGTTTGACTGGTAGAGCCGTCTGTTAGCGTAAAGCTAGTTGATATGTTGGCTGTGCTTGCACCTGTGATTCTGCCTTTAGCATCTATTGCGATTACTGGTATAGCCGTTGCACTACCATAACTTGCTGCGGTTACACCTGATGTGCCTAAAGATACTGCACCACTGCTTACAGCAAAATCACCTGTAAACGAAGCTATACCTTTGTTTGAACTTGTAGCATCTTCTGCAGAGTAGGTTACTGTTCCTGAACTCTCCGCAACATCTAAGCCTTCACCTGCTGCATAAGTGATTGTGCCACCCAAAGCAACTGCACTTGTATTAGAACCATCACTAACTGTAATACTGCTATTGGCAAGTTTTGCGTTAGCTATAGAGCCTGCAAGCTGTGCGTTGGTTATAGTTCCTGTAAGACTGCTTGTTGGGTAGTTTGTAGCATCAGCTAGGTCAAATGCAGGCGTTGCATCAGAAGCACCGAGAGCAAGAGATATTCCGCCAAAGCTAACTGTGGAATTGGCTAATTTTGCATTTGCAATACTGCCTGCTAACTGTGCATTGGTAATCGTCCCAGTTAAAGACGAAGTCGGATAACCAGTTGCATCTTGTAGGTTAAATGCAGGAGTTGTATCGCTTGCCCCTAGTGCAAGAGTTACGCCACCAAAGTTGACACTTGAATTTGCCAACATTGAATTGCTAACTGTACCGCTATCTCCTGAACCGACTATCGTTCCAGTGCTTGCAGGTAGAGTTAATGTTGGGTTGCCACTAAATGCACTATGTGCAGGGGCTTGTAATTTAACATAGTGAGCATTACTAGACTCACAATAAAATAGAATGTTTGACTGAGTGCCGCCATTTTTAATCTTAATTGCGCCTTGCTCTATAACGACACCGTTAGTAGAGCCACCACCTACGCCCAGAGAGGTTGTAATCTCTGTAGCTGACGGCAAGCCAATAGTTACCGTTGCTGTTTCGCTACCACTACCGCTTACTTCTATCTCGTTAGATGTACCTGTGATAGTAGATATATAGTTGCCTGTGGTGTCTGTACCTAATGCAACTGAGTTTGCTTGTATGGTTGTGCTTATGGATATGCCTGCAGAACCGTCAAAGTTAGCAGTACCTACCACATCTCCTGATAGTGCTATTGCTCTTGTGGTTGCTAGTTTAGTAGCCGTAGCTGCGTTGCCTGTTACAGCACCCTCTAAGTTTGCTACCAATGTAGCTATTTGGAATCCAGTACCGCTTGTATTAACTGTGGTTGTAGGCTCTGCTTCTAAGAGTTCAAAGAGTTTGTATTTACCGCTATCGTTTTGATCTCTAAATAGACCTGTGAATTGGTTGTTAGAACCTGATGCCCTGTACTGTCCGTAGAAGCCTATGTCCAGTGAGTTAGCTGTGTTGTCTTTGGCTAACTTAATTAATGGGTCATTTACATGTAGTTCATTGGTATCTGTTGTGGTTGTTGTACCGTTTACAGTTAAGTTACCTGATATAGTTACATTATCGGGCAAGCCTACCGTTACTGTCGCACCCTCACTGCCTGAACCCGATACTTCTATCTCGTTGGTAGTGCCACTAATACCTGCAACATAGTTTCCTGTGGTATCTGTGCTTAATGCGACACTGTTAGCCTGTATGGTAGCTGTGCCATCCTCTGCAATGGCAATATCTCCACTTACGGAACTAAATATGGCATCTTCTAAGTTCTCAAAGGTTATCTTGCCTGAAGCATCATCCGTTGCATCCACCATAGCAATAAAGTCATCATCAGCAATGGTTGTCTCTGTGGGTAGTTCGTTAAGGTCAAGGCTTAGTGTGTGGGCTATGCCCTCACCACTTGTTGCACCTGTGGAATCAATACCTGTGCCACCTGTTACAGTGCCTACATAATCACCAGTTGTATCTGTTCCAAGAGCCACGCTGTTAGCAGCTATTGTTGTACTTAGGGTTATATTGCCTGTTCCGTCAAAGTTCACCCCTGAAGCAGTTACATCTCCCGATAGGGCTATTGATCTAGCAGTTGCTAAAGCCGTTGCTGTTGCTGATAGTGCTACGGCAATATCTGCAGAACCGTCAAATGATGTGCCGCCAATTGTTCTTGCGGTGGCTAAAGTTGTTGCTGTGGTAGCGTTGCCAGTTAAAGCACCTGCAAATCCTGTTGATGTCAATAAGCCTGTTGACGGATTATAAGTGAGACCTGTATCTGTCTCTATGCCTTGCGTACCAGTTGCACCGTCTACAAATGTTGGGAATACAGTTTCATCCGTACTGTTGTTTGCGGTAGCTGTTACTGTTGTTGCTAATGTTGCAAGAGTTGCTGTACCAGTAAGGTCTGCTGTCACTGTGCCAAACTCTACATTGTCTGATGTGCCTACCGCTTGACCTATGGCAAATGTTACTCCGTTGCCTGAAGCGGTAGAAGTTACACCTGTACCACCGAGCAAAGATAAAGTCTCTGAATCTAGGTCTATAGCGATAGTGCTAGAGCCATCACTTATGTCTAGGTCTTGTGCGGTTATGTTTGCATCAACATAAGCCTTAATTGACTGTTGGGATGCAACCTTTGTAGCTGAGTCAGATGCTAGGTTATCTTCATCTAAAAATGCTGTACCTGAGAGACTTCCGTTTAATACTGGACTGGTTAAGGTCTTGTTCGTTAGTGTGGCGGTTGTTCCTGAAACATAAGTGTCTAGCCTTGTTACGGCTAGCTGTTTCATTGTGCCATTATCATTAAGGATGATTTGATCTGCATCTAATATCACTACGGATGATGCTGAGGTATCTCCGTCAAGAATGTTTAACTCTGTGCCAGTAGTTGTGACTGCTATTGAGCCGTTTAACTTAGGTTGCGTAAGTGTCTTGTTTGTTAGTGTCTGCGTGCCTGTAAGCGTTGCTACGGTGTTATCTATGGAAAGGGTTATGTTATTACCACTTAGGGCAGAATCTACTCCTGTGCCACCTAGTATTCCAAGCGTTTCTGAGTCTAAATCTATAGAGCCTGTGTTGCTTCCGTCCGTAATGTCTAAATCTTCTGCAGTAAGTGCGGTGTCCACATAATTTTTGACTGCAGCACTTGTGGGTAGGGTTGTGTCGTTATCGTTAGAGCCTATGCCCTCTGATTCTATGACGATTGCAGATGCCTTGAAGTTATCTACCTCTATGTTAGATAAGGTGTTGTTATCTGCATCTACTGTTTTGTTTGTGAGTGTTTGTGTGCCAGTTAAGGTGGCTACTGTATTATCTATGGCAAAAGTAACACCGTTACCGCTTGCTGTGGATGTTAAGCCTGTGCCACCTAATAATGATAGTGTCTCACTATCAAGATCAATCGCTATGCTAGTTGTACCGTCTGTTATATCTAAATCTTCGGCTGTGATAGCTGCATCTACATAAGCCTTGATGGATTGTTGGGAAGCTACGGCAATTGCACTGTTAGAACTAAAGTTGTCCTCATCAAGAAAAGCACTTCCTGAAAGTGTGCCGTTGAGTACTGGACTTGTGAGAGTCTTGTTTGTAAATGTTTGTGCAGCACTTAACCTAGCAACTGTTGAATCTAAGGCAAAAGTAAAGTTTGTACTGCTAATAGTAGAATCAATACCATCTCCACCTATCAAGCCTAGTGTCTGTGAATCTAAGTCTATGGATAGGTTGTTACCATCTCCGTCTGTTAAATCTAAGTCTGCTGCGGTAAGTTGTGTGTCTACATAGGCTTTGATGCTTTGTTGCGTTGCAAGTTTAACGGCACTATTTGAAGCCATGTTATCTTCATCTAGTATTCCTGTAACAGTTGCGCCACTGCCGTTAAGTTGTAGGTTGTAAACTATTTGTGTAAGTTGCTGTCCTGCGGTTGTATTAGATGCAGTCCATTTCTCGTTGCCATGATCGTAAACAAGCGTTGCACCGTTGTTAGTGCTTGTTGCTGTGGTTTGATCTATACCACGAGCCATGATCGCACTTGGTCCTGCTAGACCTTGCGTGCCAACCGTTGTTATTGATATACCGTCAGTAGAGGTTATCTCTATCTGATTTGTTACATCAGTATTGGTTATTGTTATGGAGTCTACGGAACTCATCTAGTTATGTTCCTGCGTATGCTGTAAGTACCTTCTATGAGCCTGCTAACCACACCTGCGCCACTGGTGATCTCTAAATCAAACACACCGTCTGATGCGGTAAGTGCTGCTGTATCTGTGGCACTAACTGCCAGTGCTATTGTTCCTGCATTGCCACCCATAGTCATACGACTGTTAGCTGTTGTTATATCTAGGATGGATGAACTTGCATCAGGGTTTTCTCTAAACTGCATTGCGCCTGAGAATCCAGTTAAATTAATAACCGCATCTGATGAATCTTTAAGAGTTAGGGTCTGACCAAATGTTGCGCCCTGCTCTATGATGAAATGATGATAACCTGCACTCATTAAAACTTCCTATAAATTGCATGGTATCTACCATTTCGTAAGCATCTGCTTGTTTAACTATAACAAAGAATCTAGCTTGATGCTTTCTTTGTTGTTTTCTTGGTAGTTTTTTTCTTTGCAGTTGTTTTTTTCTTGGGTGCTTCTCCACCTTCCCATGCTTCATTCACATCAGGAGTGCTAGGGTCGTCTGCTTTTAGTTGACCTTTTTCATTTCTAGCTCGTTTAACTTCTTTGACTTCTGCTTCTACCTGTACGGTTTCTTCAATTGAATCTACCTTGACTTCCATAGCCCAACCGTTGTTTATAAAAGTTTCCATGACATCATCTTGCCATTGCCCTTCTGAGTCCACGATCTCGTTAGCCTTGTAAAGCCTTATATCAGTTCCCTTCTCATTGCTTGAAGCAGGTTTAGGAACGATTATTTTAAATTTTCTTGACATAGTTTCTACCTGTAAAGAGGGGGGAAATTAATCCCCCCAAAGTTTGCTCAATTAAGCGTTATGTACTGTATTTGCTTTAGGAGCAACACGAGGTCTGCTCTTAACAATTACACCACTAATAGGCGTACCGTTTGAGTGTGTACCTGCTTTCGCTAGTACCAATCTCAAATAGCGTTTGCCACCTACATACCCAATCTGCCAATCACCGCCAGTTGTTCCCGGGTCACCGTCTGTAGTGCCATCCAGTTTCAACCAAATTCCACCTGCAGCAATAGTTCCGTTGATAACATCAGCCTGAACCAAGTCGGTAAAGGTTGAGTCATCATCAGAATGCTCTAGTGAGATTTCAAAGTAGATTGATGAAGAAAGAGTATCACCCTCTGCGCCAACATCTACGATTGCAGTTGCTTCTTCAAAGCCTTTAAGGTCTACAGTTGTGCCATTAGCACCTGCAGTCTTAACAGCATTGATGATTGAGTTACTTACAACAATATTATTTGTTAAATCTTGCATAATTTACCCCTTATGTAGAACATTTGAGTTTAGAGATAGCTTCTTTCTGAATTACCTGTCCACCAACACGCTTTCTAGCAATGTATCTTACATTACCAGTAGTAGCTTGTGTGAATGGGTCACGCAATACAGCTAGATTAACTCTATCAACAATCATATAACCCCTACGGAAATCACCGTATGCAACTGGGAAAGTGTTAGCACCTTCACTTGGCATATCAGTAGCTTCAACATAAGGCATACCTAAGATAGTGTTTGTCACACCACCTTGTAAAGACATTCCTGCTTGGAACACATACTGACCTGCAGTATCTTTAAGTTTTCTGATCTTAGCAAGGGAAGTTCTGTTAAACACAAAAGTTCCGTTTCTTGAATAATCAGACTTAACATTGTGTACCAATGAGATAAGTCCATCAGCAGTAATCTCGTCAGCATCTCCTGAGTTCACATGGGATACACCTGAGTGATCCATGAATCCATGAGGTTTACCAACTGAATCACCAACGACAAAAGCATTACCTTCAGCTTTTGCAAATTGCTCTGCAAACTCTGACTGCATTTCTGCTTCAAGATCAAACACTGTATCTTCTAAGTCTTGCTCGGAGATATCCACTAGTGCATACATTTCGTGTGCAGGGATTTCTTCAAGTCCAACTGAATATCCAGTAGTCTCACTTCTAGTGCCACTTTCTGATACCCACTGTGCAGCGAATTGTCCGTCTCTTTTAGGGACTTGGATGCTTCGTGCGCCTGTGGAACGAACTCTAGCAATACTTCTGATAGGTGAGATTTCAGTTACAGTTTTTAGTAACTCTCTCACATATTCTGGTGGTGCTAAATATCCGCCTGTTGAGTCATTGCTGACAGTTAATGCTTTCTTCTCTACCGCATCAAGACCTTCAAGTCCTTTTCTGCAGTATCTATCAAAAGCGTTGAGATACTCGTCAACTTGCTTAGATTCAAAGCCTGAGTCTGGTCTGGTGACCATTGTCTCAATTTTTGAAACTTGCTCCTTGATTTGTTCAGCGTTAGCTGCAGCAGTTGTTAACTTCTGATTCATTTCCTCATAGGAATCCAATTTGGCTTCTATCTGAGATAATTTTTCTTCGTTATATGCTGTGCTCTCGCCTTTCTCAATGTTTTCCAGTCTCTCGTCATTAACTTTCTTAAATTCGCTGAAAGTTTGACCCAAGTCTGAAATAGCGTTCTTTATATCTTCCGACATAATTTACTCCTATTAAGTTTTTAAGGTTAAAGTTAGTTCTTTTATGGCATCTACCAATTCTGCACTTTCATCAACCTCTCGTTGATCAAAACACTTAGTCACTGCTTTTGCAGCTACTTTTGCTTCTGAACGAGAGAGACTGAAAGCATCACGCAATCCGTTTTCCCATTCCCTAATGGAAATTTCTTCGCCTTTCACTGAACGAACAGTTGCCTGAGGGTTCATGGGAAAGGTTACTAGCGACACTTCCATTAAATCTACTTCTTTGATAATGCGTTTGTTTGCACGCTTATCGTATGAAACTTCTTGTGGGTTTACTCTAAAGCCTATTGATAGACCGTCTAAGGCTCCCATCTTTAATAATTCGTAGGCTTCTGCACCTGCCTGTGTTTTAAGGGCAAGTCTACCCTTGACAACTAGGCCGTGATCATCCTCTTTGATTTCATCAAACACGCCTATAGGCATATCTGACTTGTGTTGGTATAAGAGTTTCACGCCTTTCGCTTTTCTTCTTCGTATTGATTTAGCGAAAGCGCCTTTCTCTATGACGTCATTTCCAAGGTCCTTGTTTCCGAATACTGAACCATAGCCCTCAAATCTGCCGTACTCTTTAATCTCGTCATCTTCGTCATCATAGGCCTTGATTATCTCAAGGTCTGATTTTACTTCAATGATGTCTTTGAGTTCTGCGATAGTCTCTAGGACTTCGTCTGTGTCTTTTTTCTTGGGCTTCTTAGGTTTGTAACCTGAGACTTCGTCACCGGTTAGCTCGGTATACTCTTCGTGTGTTGCACACGGCATGAAAACCTTGTTACCGTCCTCGTCGTGTGAGTGAATGCCTTCGCATCCTATCTGCTTTGCCCTGGCTGCTGCCTCTCCGGGGTTGTCAAATACGTCCTTGCGTATTTCTTCCTTATCTTCATTCTCAATGGAATCTTCTTTGTAAGAATCGTAACTTGTGTTACAGACGGCTAGGCGTTGATCTGAATCGGTATATTCACTCGTCATAGTGTCATCTCCCATACATCTTTTTAAAAAGTTCTGCCTGCTTTCGCTACTTGTCGGTTTCGGAATAGGCATATCCACATATAGTACATAAAGGGAAACATAAGCACAATATATAGTCAATATTTAGTTCAATTAATAATATTCCAAAAAAGGTTTACTAATTAGCAGATACTTGCATATAATTAAGTTATAAATTGAAACGGGAGATAAAATGAAACTTACTAAACTTGAACAGGATGCACTGAGAATGGCTCTGGAATACGCAATTTGCGAATACGAAGCTAATCTACAATTCTTTATTGATAATAGACAATTCTATAAACATGACGACACATATGTTGAAAAGACTGCTAATGAGAGCGATATAAAAATTGCTCGTAGTGAACTTAAAGGAATGAAGAGAGTACAGGATAAATTGCTAAGCGAGATAAAATGAACAATCTAATATTACAGAAACTTCTGCACGGACATCAACTCATACAGCCTAACGCATCAGACAAGAATCAAGTAAAGTTCGGTCGGACCTTTCTGCCTGCTCCAAATTACAAACAGACGGAGGGTTTAAAAAAGGTGGATAATCCGGTGGAAGCACACATTCAATACTACGGGTACACGAGGGATATGTCGTTTGACTATGCCTACCAGAAAAATTTCTCTGGTAACATTTCTTTGCTGCCAAGAGACATTGTCTACAGTGAGCAAAAGCTCTTTGCACAGCAGGTATCTCAGGCCGCTAAATTCTATCTTGACATATGCGAGGATGATGGACTGACGGAAAAGGAGCACAACACGATAGAGAAGGAACTGCTTTACTACCTACCGTATAAATCTGTATTCCTGCAGGTTGAAACAGAGCACACGATAAACAATATTTTGATACACGACCACAATGAGGATTACCAGGAAGCTCTTGCAGAATATAAACTAGACCATACGCCAAGTTTTTTCAGAAGAATTTTTGGGAGAAGTAAAACTTTACCAGAGGGCGTATCAGATATATTTGACGATCGCGAGTCAGTGTCAGGATGCTTCTCTTTCCAGATGCTGATATGGGATAAGGCTAACAAACACTTCGTATGGGACTTGAACCAGTACACGATATATTTCGGACATAACGCGACCAGGTTGGAGGACGGCAGCTTTTACTACAAAATACAACTTGCTGACAGCCCACTCACTAAATATCTGATAGGTGACAACGAGCATCTCAAAGTAAACGGTGAACTGTCCAGAACGTTTATCATGGAAATTATAAACAGGTTTAGATACTTTATGATTGCTCTGCAACATCCGACGATAATTGACGAGAAGGACGTTGAGGGCAGGCAAAATGTCTTTATTGACACGCCGACCAAGTTCACAACAACGGCTCTTAGTAGCAAGCCTAAGTTTGCGCATAAGAACCTGAAGATAAACCTCTACGGAAATCAATCTACCAAAGATGGATCAAGCGGTAGCTGTAGAAGCTCTGGAACTGCCTTTCATAGCGTTCGCAAGCACATGAGAAAATTGGCAAACGGCAGACACACATTCGTTAGAGCGCATTTCAGAGGTAGCAAAGAGGTTGGAGTTATTACCAAGGATTACGAGTTCAATCAGAAGTAAAGGTATTTACGGCCCACTTTTGTATGTTTCTTAGAATTGACGCTTGATGCGTTATAATAAAAATGGCACTGGCTGAGAGGTAAATGACAGTCTTTCTAGTGATGCTGTAAATGGTAGTGGGTCTCTTGGTTAAAGTGTCTCTGTTAACCCACTATCAACACTAGCTCTCCATGTCCCTCTCGTCGGCGTAGACTATAACGCACCTGCAGTTCACCACGTTTGCCGCACCACCCTTGGAGTCCCCTGCGAAGCCCATAGGCGCACCGCCAACAATGAAATCCTCAGACATGTCAACTATCTGTCCACTGGCTGCTGAATGGGCCGGTCTGGTTCTTGCGTCATTCGTTGCTACCCACTTTTTAAGCATCTTGACGCCTAAGTCCTTCTCCACTGTTGCGTGATATGCGTGGTTTGCGAATGAAGCCGCGTTGTGAGTTTCGGTTCTAGCTATCAAGGCTGCACGACTTCTGCTGATTGGAAGGAACTTTTCCGAAACCGATTTGGCTATCTGCGGTAGCGTTAGATTGTCAGCCCTTCCCTGCTCAATCAGCTTACCTATTCGGTTTGACATTCTTGCTGATATGCCAGCTAATATCAATTGCCTGCCGGTGAAGTATTGAGCGACTACGGCCTCAAAGTCCACGCTTCTTCCAAACACAAAGGCTTCGTCCGCTTTTCTTAAATACTCGTACTTGTCCTCGTTGAGTTTGTATATTGACTGGAATATCCTTTTGTAGTGGGCGAGTATGAGCGGAAAGAAGTCCTCGTTAAGCGACTGTGTCGCCACTTCGGGCTCATATATACCGTATTGACTGTATAAGTGCATGTGCACGTTGACGAACTTTCTAAAGAGAGTGTTCATCTTTCTGTAGAACCTCTTTTCAAGATTGTTCCTGAGTACCAGTTGTCTCCTGACCTCTAGCCTTGTGTTTATCCTTCCCTGCCGGAAGTTGTTTAGTTTCTTGCGATTGGTTGCCCGATTCAAAAGACTCTCCGTTTCCTATGAATCAGGTCTTACTGGATAGCGGATGGCCCTTCGGAAACAGATCAGTGTCGTGTCTGCCACCTCTGAACTTACCGGAAGATAAAGCCCTCAGGAAGCTGTTAACCCTCGCGTAAGCCCATTGGTCTGGAGAACTAACGCTAGGTCTAACGCTTGATGGATTCGTTCTGTATGCACCTACACCTCTCCTAAAGACCGCTTCTAGCATTCTCAGATTGGCTCTTTTCGTCTTACTGTTGCCGTGCTTCTCGTTATGGTCCTCCACCTTTTTTTTTAGACCTTCCTTAACCTTTCCGGTTAGGGCCTTCTCGTCCTCTTTCACCTCAACGTGTTCCTGCAGGGCAAACTCCTTATCCTCCTCGGTGATTATCTGCTGTCGCTTCTTCTTGGCCCATGAGAATCCTGCGTCTCCGCCCCATAGAGCCCAGGCAATACGTCCTGCGCTTGGATAGCCTTCCTCACCGCGATCAAATCCCTGGCCTTGTTTGTCTACCTCGTGCCTGCTGAAAAAGCTGTACATTCTTTTGATGGTTGATATTGATAGATTTTCCCGGGCGACTATTGAATTAGCCCTTGCTACGCCTACGGCGGTTCCGCCGCGATTGAACTCCTTTCTCCAGTCCAACCCTCTTCTAGCCTCTGTCACCATTCCGTCGGTCGGCACGGTATCAATGTCGGACAGCGCCTTTTCCTCCTGCAGCAGCAATGCTATTTCCTTATCGGTTTCCTCGTCGTCGTAATCCTCTAAATCTTCCTCGTTGACCGGATTCTCAGGTTTGTCCACGCCCTCGTCAGTGAGTGGAAATAGGTTGGCTGATATGTATAGATCGTCAGCGCCGTCAACCGGCTCTAAGCCAAGCTGTTGCCTTGCTTCATTCCTGGTCATGATGCCCTCTCTTACCGCAGAGGTTACATTCTCGTAGGTTCTCTTGACTCTCTCTGACAGGGCAGGAATAGAATCTATATCAAACTCTAGGGTCAGGCGGTCGTCAAACAGTGGCACTAACCATTCGTTGAGATCGGATGCCATCTTTCTGAGATGCGGAATAATTGTTTCTTCATACAAAGCAAGTCTTGCTTCTGCTACATTGGCGTAGGTCTGACTATCAGGAACTCCTACAAGCTGACTAGGGACACCAAAACATAAGGCTATGTCCGTGGCACTCATGTGCTTTAGGTTTAGAAAATCCATGTCCTTAGGACTGAGGCCCATCTCTTTCCAGTCAAAGTCTCCCTCTAGCAACAAAGGTCTGCCTGCATTGTTTGCGCCAGTGAACCTATTGTTCATATCAGTGATTAGTTGCTGTCTTTGAGATTCACTTAGATTAACTGCAAAGCCTGCATCATCCTGTGGCTTGAATACTACTGCGCCACTCGGTCTTGCTCCGTTCTGCAGAAGATTGACATTGTGCTTGCTGGACATGTTAAATTGATCCACCTCAACTGCCGCGGCACTCATTGGACTGAGACCGTAGTAATCATCCAGAGGATTCCATAGTTTAATGTGTTTAAGTTCGCTGAATCCGTTTTCCTGATCAATGAGATAGCTGTTAGCGACCCTTCCATTAACCATGTATTCATACTTCTCAGGTATGGGCTTACCACTGCCTTTAATAGTTATACGATCAGGTCTAAGCTGATGCAGTTCCTTTGGCGCACCCATATCAGAACCAGTCTTTAGTATGTAAGCATTGCCACTGAGTAAGACATAACCGAACAGGCTGTTAAAGAACTCGCTGTAAGATTGCAAGGGATTAGGTCGCTTTAATAAATCTATGAGTGGATGCTGTTCTATGATTTGATCGCCTGCTTTGATAATAAAAGGCACTGCACTTGCGCCTTTGCTTATCTCATTCACGCACCTGTAGACGATTGCGTTTTTTAGGTAGCCCTCTTTTGCTAGGTCCGCGTATTTATAGGTCTTGCCTTCTTCGGTTCCTACACCAAAGTAACCCATCATGTTTGTGTTCTTCCGTTCAACAGGTTTATTGTTAAACAGTTTTTGTAGAAATGTTTGTTCTGCCATCAGCTTATTCTCCAGTTTACTTCGCCTTTAGATTTACTTAGTTCTGTTATGCCCCAAACTAGGGCATCCAATCTATCCGGACTCGGTCTAGTTTCTCCAATGTAGCTGCACATCTGTGATTCAAGCTCTGGAAAGTAACCAATGTGATGAACACGTCTTTGTTCATAAAGCGCTGCTACAGGCTCGGCTCTCACCAGTTTTCCTCTAGTAGCCCTTACAGACCTGTAGGGTATATTCAAATCCATACCTCTTAATAGTCTCTCCACCAAATCGCCACCGTTATTAACCTCCGCAACTATTCTGTCAGCGTTCCAGTCGTAATAACTGTTTATGGCTTTTCTAGCCCATGCGTCGGGACTGTACTTTCCCGAAACATCTTCAAGTACATAATACTCATTATTCATATCTTTGCCAACCACAAGTATTCCTGTTTCGTCTGAGTCCTCATTATTGGTAACGGCTGGGTCAATGGCAACAATGATTTGCTTAAGTTCCTTTTCCTCGCTTTCCGGCAGTCTTGCTTCGTCTATCAGCTTTGAGGTCCATAGAGCGCCCTCTAAATTCTCTATAAGCTCCGCGTATAATTCTTGGCGCCCTAGTGTTGTTCCCTCGTACTTATCCCTTAACATTGCTAAAGCGCTATCTGCTAAGTTAGCTTCATTCTCAAATGTATTACCAGACGTGACGGTTACGTCGTCTCTGGAAATCAAATCCTTTATTATCTTTACCGGTTTAGGTGTCGTTGTGATAACGCATTGTGGATTGTCGCCCAGTCGCAAACCGAACATTAACTGGTCAAATGCCTCGGGGTATCTCCAAGCGGCTATCTCGTCGCACCAAGCCCTATGGAACTGCGGTCCCCTTAACCTTTCCGGTTCTGATGCGGCATAGCCGACTATCTTGCTTCCGTTATGAAGCCTAAGCTCCGACATACTGGATGAATAACCCTTTATGCTCTTGTTACTTGATAGACAGTCTTTCGGTATTATGTTTACCAGTCCGCTAGGTCCGCCGAAGCAAACTCGTCTAAGGTCTCCTGCTGTTGGCGCCACGACGGCGCAGGTTACGTCTGGATTCCTTAGAGCGTAGAGCGCTATGTCCTGGGCTCCAGTTCTTGTCTTGCCCCAACCTCTACCGGCTAGAATCAACCAGATATAGTGGTCAAGCTGTGGCTGTAGCTGTTTGTCTCTTGCAGTTTCCAGCCAGTCAGTGCGTAGTTCTATCGCCTTTGCTTCTGCTGGATTCAACTGAGTCAAGCAGTTCCATAGCTCTTCTGAAGCTGTCATTTTCTGTGACTTTTGCATCTATGTTATGTGTAGCTTCTCCTAAAGCAAGTTTCGCCAGTCTTTGAGCAACGACAGCCGCGTTAGCGAGTGCGTTGATCTGGGTAGGCGGCAATCCCTTTCTTCCGTTCCTAATGTCGCTGTTGTTCTTTTGTATCACCTGTCCGACTGTCTGGTAGAGAGCCTTAGCTAGATTGATTGAGTTGTTGTCCATCTTTATGGATTCCTCAGCCATCTCTTTTGTCCGAGCCCTGTCAAGTTTTTCTAGGTAGCTTTGTTGGAACTGGTCCTTCTGCAGTTTCCAGTTCTCATTCTGGGCGGTTCTATATAGAGTGCTTTGTGCCACCTTGTGTTTCTTTATGAGCTCGTCTAATGTTGGGAACTTCTTGCTGTCTTTTTCGCCTAAGCCTTGAACAAATTCGTTTCTAATTTTCAGCTTTAGGCTTTCAGTCAATTTGGCTGTATTGTTTTTTTTGCTCATATATTCTTTGTTATTACCAACATATTATTCCAAAAATGATTATAAACAAAGCCTTTTCACTATACAAATAAATAAATATTCCAAAAAAGGTTTACTATTATTCAAAATGTGCGTTAGTATGGGTACTTAATAAATTAATGCTCACAGAGCAGGTATAAAATGAATGACTCAACACTTAAGTATTTCACCAAAGAAACGACTAAAGATAAACTACGTAATAAGATAGTTGCTATGCAAAAACCGGGTGTCCCTTTCTGGGACCAGTTTGCAGAACAGATACTTTATGAAAGTAATCCTGATAACCAAAATAAAACTAACATCCCTTTATGGAATCTTAGTTGCACTAAGAGAGACCTGTCCATGTATTGTAAGTTAGGTGTGAAGCCTACTAGACATTGGCAGGTTGGTCATGTGAAAAATTACTTCGGTATAACTGGAACGAAACATAAATTAGAAGAAAGGTTTATTGAAATATATCTAACAATAATGTTGTTAGTAATGCCCGAAACAATTATCAAGCATGATGATGTAGAGATGCTTAATAAATTCAAGGAGACTCTATAATGCACCTGACAAAAGAAACAATGCAGGAGATACAGGACTCTGTTGACGATCTGTTGATCTGGGAATATCTAAGGCTCAAAGCCGAGATAAAGATTGCGCTGCTTAACACCAGTGTGGTCAACGCTAAAAATCTTGATGATATATTCAAGGAGTACATTAACTTCCAGTATACGAGCCTAAGGGATGAATCCGATCTGAACAGAGGTGAGCTATATGAATAATCAAAAAGTGATTAACGTTAAAGAAGCGCTTTCATCAGAGCACTGGGAAAAACTCCTGGCTTTATATGAATGGATAATCAACTATAAGGAAAAGCCCACTTATGTATCTTTTCCTACAGATGATTGGGATAAACTACCCTTTGCTCTTTCAATTATTCTTAACGAATTCATATCTGTCAAACAGAATGAAGTTCCTAAAGATAAAATAAATCGGTTTTTACAGATTCGTTCTGGAGTTATAGACCTGCTTGTTAAATATAACTTAGAAGAATCCAACAATGAAAGAATTGAATTTTATTGTCTTTTAGATTTAGAAAAAGAAATGAAAAGTCTTTTTCCACACGGATAGAGGTAGAACTTATGAAAAGTAAAAAGCAAAATTACGAACTATATAGGTTTAACAATATGTCTATTAAGAATGCCGTCAAGGGAATTAACATAGGCATAGGCGTCCGGGCCGTTAGGCTCGGCTACAAGTGGGTATATATCAAAGACTACTTTAAGTCTAAGCAGTTGTTTAACTCTAGGTCTTGGAGAAAAGTTAGGCGGAGCAAGTGGGATTCCATATGCAACTCTAACGACCATTATTTCCAGAAGGTGAGCTAATGCCAGACAACATGAAAAGGTATGGGCTTGAAGCTGTTAACTGCCCCAAGGAAACCAAGAGTACTGCAAAGGAGTTCTGCCAGAAACACGGATTGGTGTTTAGTAAGTTCGTTGACCTTGCAATAAAGGACCGAATGAAAAAGGTCGGAAGGCTTTTTGCGGAAATGGATAAAGATATAATATAATATTCATTAATGGAATAAAGAGTTGGCAGACCTATAAAACTGCCATTCAAATAAAGGAAATAATATGTCAATAGAATGTCTCAATCAGGCTTTGAAAATCAACGGCCTATCACCGACGAAGAAACTTGTGTTGGTCATACTGGCTAACTACGCTGACGAAAAGGGTACTTGCTATCCGTCCTACAAACACCTAGCTAGAATGATCGGTCTGGAAACAACCAGGACGATACAGAACGCAATCAAGGAGTTTGAGGATATGGGATTGCTGAGGGTAGAGCGCAGAAAACTTGACAACGGAGGCTACACTTCAAATCGCTATCATCTGACTCTGAACGTTACCCCTAGTGTTGCTGACAACACTACCCATAAGGTTGTACAGGATACTAGCCTAGTGTCACCAACGACCACCAATACTAAAGATAACACTAAAGAATATATACTAGAGTTTGAGATGTTCTGGAAACACTATCCAAGAAAGGTCGGAAAGCACCAAGCTAGCGTCTGTTTCTCAAAGTACGACGAGAAACACTATTCAAAGATCATCTACGCTACCAAGGTTTTTGCGCAGGAGAACATACTGACAGAGGAGAAGTTTATTCCTCACGCTTCAACCTTTCTAAATCAGCAGAGGTATTTGGACTTTCTTGACAAACCGATTAAAAATAAGAACCTTAACAACCTTGCAGGATAAAATGGAAGAAATATTTCACAGACACATCATAAAGATAACATTGATCATAAGCCTACCGCTTTTCATATTCTATTTCTTAGCTGACTAATTATGATTGATAAGACACTCAGAGATAACAACATAAACCTAAGCCACCAGCAGGAAGGCAACCAGAAGGTCAAGTGCCCTCAGTGCCAACCACCCCACAATCCTAGAGACAATCCGTTATCAGTCACGATAACAAACGACAGCGTTGTCTGGAAATGCCATCACTGCGAGTGGACTGGTGGAAAGGGAACCGGCTCTATATACGAGCCTAAAAGAAAGATAAGCTATGTACGGCCCAGTCCGCCAATCGTTCCTGATAAACCCCAAGCTTCTTTCTATGAATACATGAAAGAGAGAAAGATAAGTAAGGACACCTGCGATAGATATAAGGTCGTGCAGGAAAACGAATGGTGCGCCTTCCAGTATTTTGACGAATTAGGAGAGCTTACAAACGTTAAGTATAGAACTAGGGACAAGAAATTCAGACAGTCTGCCAACGCTAAGTCAATATTGTATAACTACGATCGCGTGTGCGGTTCGGACGTTGTCATATTTACCGAGGGTGAGTTTGACGTGTTGGCTCTTGCAGAGATCGGCTTTGATTATGGAACGACTTTGCCAAATGGTGCGCCCAAGGAATTTAAGGGTGAGAACAACGACAAAAGGTTTTCTGCATTAGAGAACTGCAAGTTGACTGCTACAAAGATAATATTGTTCACTGACAACGACGATAGCGGAAAGGCTCTGCATAAGGAGTTATTACATAGGTTCGGAAAGGACATATGCTGGTACGTTGAGATTCCAGATAACTGCAAGGACGCCAACGAGGTTCTGATCAAACACGGCCCTATGAAACTTAGGGAGATAGTTGAGCTTGCCGTTCCGTATCCTATAGAGGGGCTCTACACTGCTTCGGACTACTTTTCGCAGTTAAACGATCTGTATGAGGGTGACTATGAGAAGCCAATAGAGATCGGCATGGAGGGTCTGGACGACATCTACAAGATAATGACTGGTACGTTTCACGTCATTACCGGAATACCTAACCACGGTAAGTCGGTTTTTTTGGATCAGATACTTATAAACCTAGCTGAGAGGAACGGATGGAAATTCGCGCTATTCTCACCAGAGCACTCTACTTCAATGCACATAAGGCGATTGGTGCAGATGTATCTCAGAAAACCCTTTGACGAGGGGGTTAAGAACCGCATGACTAAATCAGAGCTACATGCCGGACTGGATTTCATAAATAACCATTTCTTCTTCATAGAGACCAAGGACGCTATACCATCAATACAACTTATACTTTCAGTAGCCCAGTCAGCCGTCTATAAGCACGGAATAAACGGTTTGGTCATAGACCCATTCAACGAGGTTTCGGCTGCTAGGCAGGGAAACCAGAGAGAGGACGAACACATCAGAGACTTCATATCGCTTTGCAAAAGGTTTAGTAGGGTTTACGAGATAGTCTGCTGGGTTATAGCCCATCCAACAAAGCTACCCAAGACGAACGACGGAAACTATCTACCGCCGACGGCGTACGACATATCCGGTGCTAGCCACTGGCACAATCAATCCGATGCCGTACTTACCGTTCACAGGGACTTTGAGGACAACTCAACAAACGTGATAACCAGAAAGATTAGGGAGCAGGACTTGTACGGAAAGATAGGCGAGTGCAAGTTTAAGTACAACACCGACAGACGGTGTTTTGAGAAGTACAACGACATAGATGAAGTTGACTGGGACACGGCCTATTTAGATCAGTTCAACGTAAAGTAGGCAGCTTCCATTGCCTGTTTATCTCCAGCACCAGTCTTTGGATCATGTATGGAGGTACTGACATTCCAGTCACGTATTGAGTCTGTTGTTTCATAAAGTTGTAATCCTCTGGAAACGTCTGCAGTCTTATGAGCTCCTGGTCTGATAGATAGTATGGTTTATCCCAAAGAATGTGCGTGGGTCCGTTAGCCGTCACCGTGTTGACCGGAAGATTAGGATTTATCTTGTAGAGACTGAAAAAATGACCCTTATCGTTAGCTGAGCCTAGGTTCTTTCCGGGCTTGGTCGCTCTCCACATGTCGTTCAAAGTGTGCCTTATCTGCTTTCTTTCCTGTATCTTATTTGAACCCTTCATTGCGTCAAAGAAGGATAGGTTAGGCTCGTTGAAGTCCAACTCTAGTTTACATAGTTGAAGGTCTTTTCGCCTGGCTACAAAAAATGTTCTTACCCTTGACTGTGGAACGCCCATTTTAGCGGCGTTCAGCACGAACAACTGCACGTCGTAGCCTGCTTTGTCAAGCGCTATGAATATCTCCTTCACGTAACCTCTGGCATTTCCGAGAATCAAACCGCGCACGTTTTCGGCTATTACAATCTTTGGCTGGAGCTTGTTAGCTGTTTCAACGAAGTGAAAGAATAGATCGTCAAGTTTCTGTACCTCCTGGCCCTCTCTGAAATAATATTCCTTACCCCATTTCTTTTCCCTTGCCCCTGCCGTGCTGAAAACCGAGCATGGCGGTGAGCCGTCTAGTATGTCAAGGTCCTTAAGGTCGTCTGGAATCTCCTCAAATGGTTTCTTGTTGAAGTCCTGTATAGCCATCTTGTAGCTGTACTTGGGCTTGTGGTTTTCTATGTACATCTCCATCAGCTTATCGTCTATCTCTAGGCAACCCTTTACGTTGCATCCAGCTAGTTTGTATCCCATAGTTGAGCCGCCGCCGCAACTAAAGGTGCTAAATACGTTGACTCCGGTTTTATTTATGCTTTCAAGGTCCTTGAAATACCAAGGTCCGTGTTTTCTGCCGTCAGTCATTGAAGTTGAAACCGCATCTAGGACACTCGTGTTTGAAGTCATCTATGTCATCAAGCGTTATTTCCTCTGCACCTACGTAGTCTTTCTCGTCCGCTATGTTGTTAAGAGAATCGCCAAGAAAGCTGTTTATCTCGTTTTCGTTCATACCGAGTATGCTTAGGTCAAAGTCGCTGTTGAATAGGTCTTGAAGCTCGTTCTGTAGGACTTCGTCATTCCATGTGGCGTTTAATGCTAGTTTATTGTCTGCAATAACATAGGCTTTTTTCTGCTTTTCTGTGAGGCCTAGTATCTTAACTGTTGGTATGTCTTTAAGCGATAGTAGCTCAGCTGCCTTGACTCTTCCGTGCCCAGCCAATACTGAATTGTTCTCGTCAATCAAGACCGGATTAGTGAAACCGAATTCGTCTATTGAACTGGCTATCTGTGAAATCTGCTCGTCTGTGTGGTTTCTTGAATTGTTTTCGTACGGAACTAGTTTTTCCAGTTCAACGTTTACTATTTCTTTCTTAGTTTCCATTTTTATTCCTTGATGTAAAAATCGTTTGGTTGCACCTGACCTTCGGTAATCTCGTAAAGAATAATCATCTCACGCTTTCTCGGAATACGAGAACCGGTTATCCACTTAGCGAATGTGCCTTGCGGAACCCTTACGCCTGTAGCCATCTCCATTAGTTCTATGAAAGACATTTGGGTGTGTTTGTTTTCTGTCAGATATGATTTTAGCTGCATAAAAAGGTTTTAATTATTCCAAATATGAATTATAATCACTTATACATTAATTGACAAGACATAAATTAGAGGTAATTAAATGAGTAATAACAATCCATTTGAAGCGCACGGAATAAAGCATCTGTCCGCTAGTTCCATCAACCAGTTCATATCAAATCCTGCGTCCTGGATTCTAAAGGTCAGCGGTCATAGAGGGCCGTCTAATCCGGCTATGTGGCGGGGCACGGCTATAGACGACGCCATTAGTTGGGCATTTGACTACGAGGGCAACGATATTGCGGCACCTATAAACATGGCGCTTAACATATTTGACGAAAGGTGGATAGAGAACAAGAAGTCCAATGAATACGACTACGACAAGGTTAGACTGGAGAGGGGTAACATAGAGAGATACCTAGAGGTTGCAATGCCATTCTATAGAGAGCTAGGCAAGCCGGAATCCATACAGAAAAGAATAGAGATAGACTTTGACCTGCCGATTCCAGTCATAGGCTTCATTGACCTTCAATATCCTGGAATGATAAGGGACATAAAGACAACCGGACGCATGATGCCTAAGACACCTTCAAGCATATGCCGACAGCTAAGCCTGTACGCCTACGCAGAGAATTGCGACGCTGTAGCCGACTTCATACACGTTACCAAAACTAAAGCAGAGGTAGTTACGGTCGCTATAACTAACATAGACGAGAGATTAGAGGAATTGCGAAAGGCTTCGTTAGCAATGATGAACGTTCTTTCCTATTCGGATGATATTAACCAAGTGGCTTCATTGTTCTATCCGGACTTTGACGACTGGCGCTGGAATAACCCGGCTGACGTTGCGGCTGCTAAAAAACTGTGGGGTATAAAATGAGTGCAAACTATAAAGACATATGGGAAACCTTGAACAAGGTTAGCATGGATAAAATTAAGGACAAGAAGGGTAAGTTTGATTACCTTAGCTGGACCGACATGTGGCAGGAGGTACAGAAGTATTTCCCGGAAGTAGACTATGAGTTTAGGGAGTTTGATAATCCGACTTACGGTTCACTAGATTGCATGGTCTATCCCGACGGTTCCGCCTCTGTGCATTGCACGGTAACGATACAGGGCGTCAGCCGCAGTATGTGGTTAGCTGTAACAGACTACAATAATAATGCAAAAAAAGACTGGAACGTCGTTGACGTGGCTAACACCAAGATGCGCTGTCTTACTAAGTGCATGTCAATGTTCGGTCTGGGTGCGCACATATACAGGGGCGAGGATTTAATTGACAGAGAGGTCAAGCCCGGCCTAAATGCGGTAAGAAGCGCAAAAGCGTACGTGCTTATGAGCATTGACGGAAAGAAGGCTAGCAGCCACAAAACCACCAATGATTACATAAACGCGTTTAGAAAGTCTGTAGCCGATCTCTCCGAGGATGATAGGAAGAAGTTATTCTCTAAGAATTCATCTAACGTTGAGAAAGCCTACAATGACCTAGGTGAGAACGACCAGGACAAAGATGCGTACGACAAACTCATAGATGCCTACAGTGAGTAAGTTTTCTTTGGTTGAGTGCGTGTACAGGTGCATGAGTAACGGTAATTGGTGGACTTTCTGGAATCTACAGGAAGTTATACAGCATAAGACCGGTGTATTATATGGTGAGCCTTCCATAAGCGCAGCCATAAGAGAATTGCGGAAAAAGCCGCATAGAGTGAAGTACAACCTACCAATGATAGGCGAGGTTGTTGAGAAGAGAAGAATGTTTAACAGAAAGGGTTATGAATACAAACTTATAGGAGTAAGTAAAAATGAGCGATAAGCAATACGACGACGAAAAGAAAGGCTATCTTTGGCATGAGAACGACGCGAAGATACTGAGAAAGGGGCCGTTCGTGATAAACGGCAAAACTAAGTACGGTGCTATAGTCAAGAGCTTTGACAAGCAGGGCGAGGAGAAGTACGAGATGATGATGTCTATAGGTCTGCTGCACCTCAACAACGAGAAGCGCAGCGACAAGACGCCGGACATGGGCGGCAAGGTAACCATTGACGGAGTCGTCTACAAGCAGGGTTGCTGGGCAAAGGAATCAAAGGACGGTACGCCGTTCACCAGCATAGGCTTCCAAGAAATGACAGAGGACGGTAACACCGCTGACGTAGACGCTATGGCTAAGAAGATACCTTTCTAATGGCAAAGAGGTTTACTGACAGTAAACACCTTAAGTGGATAAGAACCCTGCCTTGTCTTATATGCAAGGCGGGCTACTATTCACATTCCGGTGATGTGCAGGCTCACCACCTTATGAAACCCTACGACGGACACAGGGGCATTTCACTTAAAGCCAATGACAGAAACGCAATACCACTATGCCAGCATCACCACTCCCAGCTGCACGTTAAGTTCGGCGACGAGTACAAGTTCTTCGCTAGTTTCGGACTGCCGGCAACTTTCGGGCAAGAGTGGGCAAGGAAACTATGGGAAACTAAATCCTGGACAACAGAACCAGAACCGGACAACGACCTGCCCTTCTGATGAAAAATCCAACAGCACAAAGAAGCCGCATCATGTCCTGCATAAAGTCAAAGAACACAAAGCCGGAGATTCTCGTAAGAAGCTATCTGCACAGTATGGGACTTAGATTCTCGCTGCACAGAAAGGACTTACCGGGTAAACCCGACATTGTTATGCCCGGATACAACACGTGCGTATTCGTCAACGGCTGTTTCTGGCACAAGCACAACTGCAAGAAGGGTAGGAAAGTTCCAAAGACCAACACTGAGTTCTGGGTTGACAAGTTCGCAGCCAACAGAAAGAGGGACGCAAAAAACCGTAGGGATTTACGTAGACTCGGTTGGAAAGTTGAGACAATATGGGAATGCCAGATAGTAAAGCCCGGCAGACTTAAAAGACTGTACAATAATATTATTCCAAAAAAGGTTTACGATAAGCTGAAAACAGCAGTATAATAGGCACATAACATGATAAAGCCGGGAGGCAAAATAAAATGACAATATTAATTGATTATACATGGGGCGATAAGCCAACAAAAGAGAACTTTGAAAAACATGGGATTGTTCCTATTCAATGTGTTGATGCTGGTATGTATCAACGTAATTACCACACCTATACTTATCAAGGCAAACTGTATTGCGGAACAGGTTATGCTTGGGCTTGTACTTATAGTCCTGCTAGAGATCATGTGATGCTAGAAAATATAACAGGCATGAGCCAAAAGGATATTAAAGGCATTTATCCAAGATATGTGTATGCAAAAGAAGGGGCAGCATAATGAAGCCTAAAAATATGAAACAGTTTATTCAAGATACTTGGATTAGAGTTGACTTTGCTGAAATTCTTAAAAAATCTTCACAAAATACTTTATATAAGATGGTTGAAGCAATCATGCCAAAATTGTCAGAATCTAACTTTACAAATGTTATTAACCTTATGGTAAAAGAAAACAATAACAGGGATAAAGATATGGAAGAAACAAAATGAATACAACCGTATATGACGTCTACCAGTATTTTTCCCATATTGGTAGGTACGGTGAGCACAAGAAAATTGCCACCTACAACAGGGAAGCCGACGCTAAGAGACGCGTTGACAGGGTGTGGGCTTCGGGCCAGACAGCTAGTTACGAACCCAGAGAGGTTTCAAATGTCAGTTAATAACGAATTTAAAGAAATGTCGCCACTAGAAAAGAAGATGGCAAAACTATCAATAAAATATCAAGCAGACTTTATGAGTATGACAGTAGCTGAGGTAGAAAACATTTTGTCTGAATCCGACTGGTATGACCTAAGTTCATTTATTAAAAATGGCTGTAGAGAAATAACTCTGCACTAATGGAAACATTCATAAATGTAATACTGGGATTATTAGCACTTTACGGTGCTTGTGGTATATTTTTAGCAATGGTTTTATGGGTTAAGGGAAAATTATAGGAGTAATTATGTATAAGAATTTATTTAGAGCAGATACGGTAATAATGAAAAGAGCATTAAAACAATATGTAAAAAACAACACTGTCAAATCTGATGAACAGTATTCTATTGATAGAATTATAAAAGAACTGGATAAGCCTGAAAGTGATGCAGTTATCTATTCAGAGTTTGCAGACTTTATGCTTAAACGCTTATTAGAACAATATACTATTATTGACAAAAACGGTAATAAGATAAATTCAGACAAAATAACAAAAATATGAATTATGTATTTTGGATTGTAGTAGTGCCTTTAGCTGTTTGGTTTATGGCATGGATAGTAATTGATTTTATAGTCAATAATGAAAAAGGTGAATTAGAAGATGTAATACACGCTAAGTGGGGGAGTGATAATGACAACTAAGGCAAAAAAAGAATTAATACTTAAAAAAATCCATGATGAATTATTTTTTGGATTGTGTGACCTTACTGAGAAATATGAAGAACTTGGCGTTGTGCATATGATATACATAGGAATTGAGTTTTACACAAAAATGGCTGTTGATTGCGCTCCTAGCGAAAAGGAAGGAAAAGAAATAGTTAATGAAATAATAGATTTAGTAAAAAAAGATGCCAATTAAATATAAAAAAAGTCAAAAAACTAAGGACAAAAAAACAGGAAAGGTAGTTATGGAACATTTTTATGTCAAAGAACTAATGAATAGTGAGTTAAAAGACTTGTTTGTATCTGCTGCTACTAAACCTAAAGTAAGAGTTAAGATATTAACTGAGCTTATTAAAAGAAAACTTAACGGCGTAAATACTAGGGAGAATTAAAATGATAGTTAGAGGAATAGAAATACCAAAGCATTTACAACACCTGCCTAGAGAAAATTTACTAGCATTGTTGTATATGTTTGGAAAAATTGTGTAATGAACACCTATTGCTATTCTTGGCAAGCAGAACTAAGCGAGGAACATTGCGAAGCAATTAAGGCTCTCTACTTTGAGGGTAACACTAAGGAAGCAGAGGTTGGCAATGTCTCCAACATAGACAAACTTACAAGATCGTCAAACATACTGCCATGTGCTTATGATTCTCAAAACGGTGTTTACCTAGATCGCATAATGCACCAGTACATCACAATGGCAAATCGTGAATGCTTTGGTGTTCACTTAAATGGGTTTCAAGATTTTCAAATAGCTAAGTATGGCAAGGGCGATTTCTATGATTATCACATGGACTCTAATATCTTTGATCATTGCTCACAGCGTAAGCTCAGTATCACGGTACAGCTATCCGATAGCATAGATTATGTAGGCGGAGACTTTGAATTCAATAAAGATTTAGGTAGCTTAGATAAAAAGAAGCTAAGAGAAAAAGGCACAATATTAGTATTTCCGTCTTTTCTCTATCACAGAGTTACTAAGGTAACTAAGGGCGAGCGTTTCAGCCTTGTTGGATGGTACGAAGGTGCTGACTGGGTTTAGTCTACTTTTCGCTAGTGTATTTGATATTAAGTCCTGACAGAGTGCAGAGTCGGTTTTTTTCATCAATGCCTTTATCTGTGAGTTGAAAAGTATTATCAAGTTTTTCTACGAAACCATGTCGTATGACATCCTCTAGCATCTCCTGTGGCGTTTCTTCTTTAAACATAACACTTAGTATTACCCCAAGCCTTTTGTTCTGTGTCTTGCTGAGAGCCATTTAAACATGTTCCCACTGTTTACCCTCAAATAACAATGCTTCCGCTTCTCGTCTGCGAATAAGACCATCATTGACTTGCCCTGAAACTTTATTCCATCTTTTTATTTGATATGGAACGCCCTCGTAATCGCCTTGATTTAAGACCTGTAACAGTGTGCTACTTCGCAGGTTGCTTGGTCCTAAGTTAAATGTCCAAGAAGTAAGAGCATCAAACTGACATTGATTTAGAGGTATGGTAACTAATTCTTCTACATACTTACCGTATTCTTCTAGTTCATCTATAAGCATTATCTCTGCTTTCTCTTGCGACCAAACATCACCCTTTTGTACGCCATGTGTTGAACCATAACCTATAGTCCACACACCTGCAGCACATTGATATGCTTCTAATTTGCAACCCTCTGCCTTCTTTACCAACATTACGCCTTCATCTGATATGTGCATATTATTCACCCCAAGTTCCGTCATCTCTGACTTTTGCTGTTTTAGTTCCACCCCAGTATTCAACTGCGTGTCCTTCTTGGACAAGCATCTGACAAATGTCTTGACCATCTTCTGTATAAGGAATTGCAAGTATTCTGCCATATTTACCTTTGCCTAGTGATTGTATTTTGAATGAGCCTACGCAAACTTCTTTAAGTCTTGCTGATGCCTTTTTGCCTAATGCCTTTTCAGCAAGGTTGCGAGTTCTTGACTCAGGGGTGTCTATGCCTGCCAACCTGCAGCGTTGTTTGTGAAGAAAGACACTGAATCCTAAGTCAAGAGTAACATCAATGGTGTCTCCATCTACGACCCTTTCAAGAATAGCGTTATATACGAATGGTGTTACTGTTGCCATAAATTAAATAGGTGCTTCTGCACCTTTGGTTATTACTGTTTAGCTTTACCAATGTTCAATGCCATCAGTTCTAAAAATTTATAGAACTTTCCGATCATTGCATCGTCTTTCGGAGTCGGAGTTAATGCACAGATAATAGATGCTAAACATACTACGCCTGTGATAATCCCTATCCACTCTCCTATCATTCCCATATTATTCTCCTATATGAAAATTTAAGGCTATCAGATTTAATCATTTTTTGGAAGTTTTAATAAAAAATTGTATAATTGATTAGAACCTTGCAGTGCCTTGTGATTGTATATTATGCGGGTTTTATACAATCTAGCTTTTGTCCTTGGTGAAGTCGCAGGGTTCACTTATTAATTTTCTTTTGGGTTTTCGGTAGTTACTTTTCTATAGTAAACCACCACATCCTTTAGTTCTGTGATGTATCTTTTGATCTCTTGCATATTGTATGCCATGACTTCATAGTCAGGAATCGTCATAGCTAGGAACACTAACTCACCCTCTTGCTCTTTTATTCTAGCTAATTGTTGCTCGTAGTTATCAGGTGTAACGGCTATCCACTGCAACTCTCTAAGGTCTATTTCTCTAGGCATGATAGGTTGCACTATCTTGCGTTCTATTGGTTTTGCGGTTACTTGTATTTCTCTAGTCGGAAGTAGACTGCAACTGCAAGCCATTATCAAGACCGTCAACATCACTGCTGATTTGCTCAATGTTTTCCATGATATGCTTTGTACCATTATTTATTTTCCTCTCCATTTTCACTGGGTCAGCCAGTATTTCAGATGCTAACTCATAGTTCTGTATAAACTGTGTGTATCTATTAAGTTCTAGTTGTGCAGCTTGGCTCTTGACGGTGAGGTCTTGTAGCTGTTGTGCCTGCATCTCAAAGTCTGCTTGTATGGTTGCAATTGTTTCTTCCTGTATGGCAACTGCGCTCTCCAGTGCTGCGTTGTTCGCTGTAAGTATTTGATTTTGACTATAGAAATAATAGCTTGCAAAACCTAGCATCAAAATAATTCCTATAAATATCTGTTGCATCACATATCCTCAATGATGTAATTCAAGCCACCTGCACTTCTGTACTCTATGGTCTTGTTATTGAGATCACGGAACTTCAAATGGTTTTCCTTTTGCACTAGAATCTTTTTGCTTATGTAAACCTTGTCATCTGCATCACCATACTCTTTGTTGAACGACACCCTTATTTGATAATGATGTACAAATAAACTTATTATCCACTCAATTACTTCTTGCATAGTCCTTGTTCATACATTCAGACCATTCATCTCTTTGCACTTCTTCAGGATAGGCTGTGTACAACAACTTTCTACATTCATTAAATTGTTTACGCCATTGAGCAGTGTCGTACTTGTCGTTCCATTCTTTCTTTACTGGTGCGGTAGCACAAGCAGTAAGCACCACGCTAAAAATAAAAAGTCGCATTATCCGTTTAGTGGATTGCTGTCTTTCTTTTCTAGCTTAGTTTCTAATTTCTCTAGGTTGCTGTTGAGACTTTGTAAGTCAGCAATGATCGTAGCTATGTCTGTCTTAATTTCAGTTACATCAGGAACTTCAATATTGTCTATTTCTTTTTCCAAGAACTGTACAGATGTTTCTATAGCAGCAAAGCGTTCTTCAATGACTTGCACATTGTCCTCTGCTTCACTTATGCCACCAATTTTAGCTTCTAGGTTTTCTAGTCTGTTGACATATTCTGCCCCAGTGTAGCCAAAGCCTGCTAGCGTTCCTACGATGCCGACAAGAGCAATTATTTGCGTTGTTTTATTTTGAAACCAATCCATTGATTATCTCCAAATATTAGGTTGGTCACTAATCATTTGACTGAGACCTTGTAAGTTATCATTCACTAATCCATAAAAAGCATTAGTATTGTCATTAAGTGTAGCAGATGCGTATATAGTTTGACTAGAGTACCAATCTTGAGCATCAGGAACTACTGTTTCTGTGTAAGCATTAAAGCTAGGCACATATCCAATTAATGCTATCAATTTTGATTCATCTCCATACTCACCTGTATCTTGTTGCTCTTGCTCTATTTCTTCCTGTTGTGCTTCTATATTAGCCGCAATAATCTTGTCTGCGATCTGATCTGCTTCTGAAGATGTCATTACTCCTGAAGATGCCGTGTCAATTTCACCCTGCACATTTTGCACCTGCACGTCAGCCACAACCATAGATGCTGAGTTATCAAATGTTGGTAAAGGCGTTATAGACATTGTTGCGTTATTAGAACCACCCACATCACTTTGCATGGAAAGAACTTGGTTTGTTTGTTGTGTTGCACTTGCGAACTGGTCAGATGCACTTGGGCTACTAGATGTGCTAATTCCGCCACTTGATGATGAATTGCTTGCTGTGCTTGAATTTACGCTAGAGGTGTTGTTACTTGTGTTATTAGAAGAAACGCCACCAGTAGCTTGTGAATAGCTGTTAGATGCTGTTTTTATACCTGCCCTAACTACATTCAATGCCGTAACCATTAACTTGTTTTTTCCTGTAGGAGTGTCCGACTCAACTGCTGCAAACTCTTCTGCCACCTCATCAAAGGTTTCTTCCCGTTCTTCTTCCTGTCTCTCGGCTATTCTTTCTTCTTCCATGATCTCTTGTCGTTCTTCTATTTCCTCAAAGATTTCTTCTACAGCTTCTTCTTCAAATATTTCCTCTATGAATTCTTCTTCGGGTTCGTCAAGGTCTGCAAGCCTTTCTTCTAGCGTTTCCTCAAAGTGTTCATTGGTTTCTTCCTCAAACCATTCCTCTAAATCGTCTATGGAGTTAAATTCTATGAATGTTTCAGGCTCGCTGTAATCTTCTACCAGGAATGTTTCTTGGAATATAAACTCATCTAGCAACATATCTTCTTGGTGAAATGGCTCGTCATGATGTAGGTCAAAATCATCTATAAAAGGCAAAGGGTCTGAATCATGGAATATTAAAATATCATCAACCATAGGCTCTGAAAAATATTCATTTGGGTTGTTTCCAAAATCCTCAAAGGGTGGAAACATTTCTTCTTCAAATACTTCTATGATAGTAAATTGTTCTTCAAAACCGTGATTGTCATGGTGATCGTCTGTGAATATACCTGTTGCAAACTGTTGTTGCTCATCTACGAAACCATAGTCAACCTGCTCATCATCAAAGAAAGCTACTGAATCTTCTTGTCTGTAGCCTGCACAGAAAGGTGCATACTGTGGGTCGTTATCACATTCTTGTTGATCAAATGCCTGCCAATAATTAGGGCATGACTCACTATAAAGATCAGTGATATTGCATTGTTGTGTTAAAAAAGCGTCAGCATATCCTGTGCAACTAGAATCATTAAGGACATTGCTACAATCTACACCGTTGCCACTGCCTGAACCGTATAAAGAACCACCGTTCTCTAATGTTGTATTTATTGCTGTGTTATTCCAGTTAGTGTTTACGCAAGCACTAGAGTTTGTAGTTCCGGTAGAACATTCATCATGGTGATAATAGGTGTATGAGTTTGTTTTGTTAGAGCCTACTTCACCTATTAGTACATCATGGTTGATAATTTCTAATGCACCGTAGCGTATGTCAAAGGAGTTGTTGTTCCAGAGTATTACTTCAAAGCTGTTGTCTGTATTGCTTCTGTTGTACTCCCTTAAATCATACCAACCGAAGATCATCTTGCTGTTATCACCCCAAGACTTCATGCGAGAATTGCTGTCTCTAATTAAGTCTGTCCAAAATGGATATATTGTAAAAGTGTGCTGTCCGTTAATAGGGTCAGGAGTATAGTCATTGCAATAGCTACCACTATTACCAAAATGTAGGCATCCATTCGTCGCCATCCTTGCCTGTGTAAATGTAGAGCCGTAGAAAGTAAAATCAAAAGAAAGATCAATTGCAGGGCTAATACCATCATCAGAAACCTCGTATGCTAACTCGCCCTCAAAGTTGTTGGCGTTTGTTTGCAGATGGAATAAATCTTGTCCTGCTTCATAGGTGTACTGTCCATATACACTAAAGGATAGCAGACTAGCTACTGCGTAGCATAGAACTCTTTTTTGCATTGTTTGTTGGTTTTGGTTTTTCTTGTGTAAGTCTTTTGAACCAAGCCTACAACATCTTTATTTATTTTTTCTCTATTTGGATTAGCTTCATGTGTGCATTGCTTTATGTATTCAGCTTCAGCATCATCTACATCAGGTCTTTTGGATTTATTTTTATCCCACTCTGCTTTTGCATCTTTGCCTATCTTTCCCTCGTAAGGGCAGGGCGTGCCTGCCATTGACATAGCCTTGAAAACTCTTTCGTCTTGGCATAACAAAGCTACTGATGCTACTTTCATGCCCATGTCGTATAAGTACTTAGATAGTTTGAGCCTTTCACAGTTTTTGTCTGTAACAGTTTTACCGCCTGAGAAACCAAAGACCTGTCCTTGAAATGCTCCTGATACACCAGTGGTACATAAGTCTTGACTGTAACTCATGATGCTAGGTGCTATTGCAGATGCAGGAGGAGCTTCAGACTTTATGTTTTGATTTATGGTCTGCGTGCTGTTGGATTCATTAATGTTTCTGTTTGTGTTATCAGACTGAGTATTATTATTATTTTGATTAACATTATTAGTCTGCACATTAGATTCTGACTCTGATTTATTTATATTTGTATTTTGATTCGTATTGTTAGAAGTAGAATTATTTGTGTTATTTACATTTTGATTAACAGTTGAGTTGACAGTTGAGTTAGATGTAGAAGTATTAACATTATTATTTGTATTAGTGTTATTTGAGGTTGAACTAGCTGTAGAAGTATTTACATTTGTATTTAAGTTTGTGTTTTGATTTGTGTTTGTGTTTGTGTTAGTAGAGGTATTAGTATTAGTAGAAACATTTGTATTGGAATTATTATTCGTGTTTGTTGCAGTAGAAGTATTCGTGTTGGTGTTTGTGTTCGTGTTTGAATTTGTATTTGTGGTCGTTGTCGTGTTCACCGTATCAAGGCTATTGTTCTCACAATACTGTGAACCGTTCACACAAGCCGTGCCTGACTGTTGGTTTGACTGAGCGTTAACATTAACTGAAAATCCTGCTACCAGAGTTACAAGAAACATTAGTGCGGCCCAGGCGATTAGGTAATCGTGTTTTTTTTGGTCTTTGTCGTTCATAAGAAATCCTATGAAACTACAGCATTGCTATTTTATGTCTAATCTTAGAACAGTTTTTTTATAATCCTAACATAATTTAATTAGGGGTAAAACTATTTCTCCTCACCCTTAAATCCTTTGCTCTGTCCTGTCTTACCTGAGTAAACTCCAAAGACTACACCCATTGCACCTACCACCACAGATACCAATGCTGACTGTTCTATGTTGGGTTCAGGCAATGCCATAAACCACATGACAGATTCATACATTAGATAGATATAAACCACTACGAATATCCTTGGAAAGATACGCCATGAATCAATAGCACTGGCTAAGAATATCCACCTTTGATGTGGGTTCTTGGTTGACTCATCCTCCAAGTCTCTGATCTTATCTTTAAGCGCACCGATTTCTTGCACCATAGCCATGAACTTATTTAAGTCCATTTCTACTTCGTTTCTATCCATGTCTCCTTGAAATCTTCCTTCGTCTCTCATAATTTACTCCTATGGCTCTGTTGGAAATGTAACATCATTATAATTATCATCATCAGTATAGCTACTTGGCAAATCTCTTAGTGCCTGTCTGTAAGTAACCCACTCTGCTTTTTTGCTATCTGATAGTGGACTATCTACAGCTACAGTCCAATCACAATCTTGTAGCATAAACAACCTTAAATTTCTTATTTTTTGTGTTGTTGTAAGAGGATTTTCTGGTGTTGGTGCAAATATTTTACTCATTATTGTTTGTTTAGTTTTAGTGCTGATATTCTTGTGCTAAATCCAGATATAGCAGGTGTTACGCCTGAATTATCTTGTATAACTTGACCTTCAAAAATTGCTGTAAAACTAGTGTTAGCAGCCAACGATATCTTACCGCCAAGTATTATGGGTTGTAACATATTGCCACCAACTGGAGAATTATAATCTGCTATTACAGTTGAGCCAATTCTTATTCTTGACTCAACTTGCGTTAAATTATTTATAGTTCCACCTACCATGCAATTAGCGACAATCTGATAGTCACCACCTTCTGCTGTAGTAAATGTTGCTTGAATAAGGCTTGTAAAATTATCAGAGCTTCTACCATCCCCAAATGCTGTTGATCCTGCCGCGCCATTAACAACCATAGAACCAACTGCTCTTGTTCCTATCTCTGATACGCTAACTCCACCTGATGTTATTTTCAAACCACTGCCGTCTGCAGTTAGTGTTGAACCATTTAAAGTAATCCTTGTTGCGCTTAAATTTCCTGCTGTGATACTACCTGCATTAAGATTGCTAATTGTCATATTGTTAGCATCTATTGTTCCTGCATTTAATGTTCCAACATTACCTGTAATTGCAGACAAGGTGCTTACATTTATTTCTCTAGCTGTTACCGCATCAGCATTAATTTTTCCTGCAGTTACTTGGTCAGCTTGAATATGTCTAGCTATAATTGCATCTGTTGCAATTTTTGATGCAATAATATTATTAGCTAAAATTTTTGCTGAAGTTACTGCGTCAGCTTGAATCTTTGCTGCTGATATTGAGTCAGTGCCTAATTTGCCCTCAACGATAGCACCTGCAGCTATTACATCTCCTTGTATCGCATCTACTGCTATCTTTGCATTGGTAACAGCATCATCTGCCAGTTTAAGTTCTGTGATAGTGCCATCACCAATAACTGCTGCAGTGAATGTACCATTTACAGAGCCTACAAAACCTGAATGCTGTCCTGAGTGATTGATTGCTCTTACCCAAAAATAGTAGGTAGTGCCTGCTGTTAGTCCGTCTTGATCGCCAAATATAGTAGTTGTAATTGCATTAGGCTCACCATACAGAGTATCTACAAGGTATGTGTCATCAGTTGGCGTGGTGTTTGCAGTTCTTCTATAAACCTTGACTGCTCTTAGATCACTATTGTTAGGGTTTGTCCATGATACCAATATATTTTGTTTGCCTGTGCTAGAAGTCAAACTGCTTGGTGCTGATGGCGCAGAGGAAGCTGCAGAAATTGTGATATTAACTGCGCTAGTATAAGCACTAGCCACACCGTTAAGGTCTATGTGTCGTAGTTTGACATTGTAAGTGCTACCTACCACCACATTGGGAATAGATGCCTTTGTTACGCCCTTGCCTGCCGTAAAGTCAGCAGTGTAGTTAGAATCAGCGTTTAACTTATAGGCTATCTCTGTAAGCACCACTTTATCACTAGCGTTGTTAGTCCAGTTCACAAGTATGTCTACCTTACTGGTCGTGCCGTCAATAGCGTTCTGCTGTGCTAGGGACAGGTTTGTCGGTGCGGTTACACTGTAATCACCTGTTGACACATTAGAGCCTTCTGCTTGTCCTGTGGTGTAGTCGTTAGTTGCAAAGTTAAATACAGATGCTTCTACCTCTTTAAGGTTTAATCTAGTAGCTATAACTGTTACTTCATCATCCTGCATAGCTTCCATATTTGTAGATAAAACTTCAAAGGCTTTTTGCGTGTAGCCAAGTCTTTCATTTGTAAGATATACCCAGTCATTAGGTTGACACCGCATGAATTGCAGACTAACTAATACGGATAATGTCGTTGTTTGCCTTTGGCTTTTAAGAGCTATGCGCCCCAAGCGTTGTGCCATAGTATCTGTAACAGTAAATGGTAATTGCACTTCCATTCTTTTTACATAATTTGCTGTGCTTTCTCCACTAGGCGTATCTTCATTTAGCATGGTGGAATCTGCAAAAACTTCTGCATCTGTTGACTGATAATCAAGGCTTCTGTCAACATATATTGGTTTGACTGAGTTATATAAATCACCGCTAGAAGCATTCGTTGAAATAGAAACAGGTGCTAATAACTCATCATCTGTAATTGTAAGGCTTGGTGTTTGTGATGCGCCTGCAAACACTGTAAATTGACCATTCACATAAGACATCTTACCTGCCATAGAACTTAAAACAGACTCTAAAACACCAGTGCCATTTGCACTAAAGTTTGTAAATCCGTTAGCTGTATATCTTCTTTCTGTCGTTGAACCATCTGCAAGCGTTACAGTTTGATCGCAAGTATTTGCAGCTGATGCAATGCCACCTGCATTAGTTGTATCGTTAATTTCTGATGCTTTAGCTTTTAATCCATATTGTGTATCTGCCAAAAAATCTCTAATAATTAAAGCAGGGTTTGATCTTTGCAAATCTGTTGTTGCATTGGCACTTGTTCTAGGGTCGTAAACATTTTTACCTTTAACCTCAAATGATACTGTAGGCAAACCGCCACCAAACTTTTCTGCATCAAACACCATTTGTATATATACAAAAGCACAACCTAAAAATTTATCGGTTGTACCCATGCTTGTAAGCTGTGCATCCATATAACCATTTGCTGCTGTTTGACTGCCATCTTCAAAGGAGTAACGAACTAATCTGCCACTACCAAAATTATTATCATTCTCTGTGTTGGTAAAATCAGAATTAGTAACCGTATGTACTGTTGAACCACTTATTGTTGATGTGGTAGTAGTAGTATTAATATCATTGAGCCTTAATGTTTCTAGGCTTTCTATTTCATGTCCTGCTAATACTATTACCATGTGCAAAAGGTAATTATCTGTACCACTGGTTTCAATATGTACTTGTGTTCCACCTACACGACATTGACCATAAACAATCTGTCTTGGTACTAACCCACCCCTTGCCGAAAATTTATTACCAAAATTAGCTGTAGAAGCGTTTACGCCTTTTGATGTCATGCCACCTATTGCGCTCGCTACTAAAGTAGAAGCAAAGGTAAAAACTGCGTATTCACCAAAAGCAAAAGCAAATGAGCCTGCAAGACCTGCAGTCATTCCCATAGTGCCAAAGTATGCTGCTGCAGCGCCACCTGTTACCACTATAACTGTTGCAACAAGAGCTGCTTTAATTGCTTTACCCATTAATCAAATCTCCAAACTCTGTAAGCTAATGAACAGTCAACAACATTTATTCCGTCATCTGTGGGCGTAAGTATTCCAAAACCATTGCACATTCCAACAAGAAAAGAACCAACACTTTGTTCGTAAACAACTAGATCACCGCAAGTCATGTAGGCTTTATCTATCTCACCTACGCCTTTTGCGTTGCAGGCTTTCTCTATGCTTGTTTCTAAATCACCACCGTATGATGCTATGGCTTTCATGGCACTTGTTTCGTCATGCCACTTTAATTTTTTAGGAATTAAATCTTCGCCTGTTATTTGCTTTATTAGCGCATTGCTAAACTTACAACAATCATTCTGCCCCCACTTAAACGCAAAATTATTGTTTTCTACAAAGGAATCAAACATTGCTTGCCAGTTAGGTAGTTTTTTCATTGTCTAAAAACATCACGATTGGGTATATGACCTGCTTCAGACTCTCCTCTACCTCTACCTGCTCCGTCACCAACGCCTGCTTTGCCCCAGTTAATTTGTTTATCTTGTAAGGATGCTACTCTGTTAAAACCTGTATCACCTGAGTGCAAAAAGTTTTGTGATTCTTTTGTGTATCTAAGGTTAGAAGGTCTGTCTAGGTCTACAAGTCTATTTTCCGCATCTATCGTAACCGTAGAGCCTTCAGGGGTATCGTTAATTACTAGGCTAGTCATTCTACCTTTGAACAAAGTAAGCGTTCCTGCTACCTCATTTGTTCCACCCATTACATATCCCATAAAGATAGTAATAGGTCTGTTTTGATAGTTCTCTGTTAGTGCGTAATTTACAACTGTCGTGTCCATGCCTGACAAAGCAACAACAAGCCCATTAGACTTTAATTCTAAATTATCTTCTGCGTTACTTACACTCAATAATGTACCTGCGCCAGTGTATGTTTCTGAACTAATTGTCAAGTCATCTATGCCTGACCATACCCTTATGTCATCTGTATCAAACTCTGCTTTTACCGCAAAAAATAAGGCTTGTTCGTCTGCGCCTAGACGATTTACGATAGAACTATCTAAACCCTGCCTAGTAGCCATTAAATTACCTCAATACAAGAAAAACTAATGCCGTAGTTGGATATTCGGTCTGCTGACCAACTAACCTCATTAGATATGAGCCTAAATGTCCCTTTTGGGTTTGTGAATACTGCGTAATGCCCTGTTGCTAGGTCTGATCTTAGCTTGGGTTGTATGGCTACACCATAGAAATCCTTTGCACTACCGCCTGCACTTGTAGCAGTTGCATCTTCCGTAACCATTACTATTTGTGTGGGCGTGCCTGTGGTGTTTGCAGCCGATTGTATCTGTAAGTAGTCTCCTTTTTTAATAGTGCCACTGGCAGCGTTTGTGGAAGCTAGGAGAGATAATCCTGTAGCACCCTTTACATTGGTTCTAACTTTGCAACTTGCAGTATTTGATTCTGTGGTAAATGTGCTTGTTGTTACGACTACTGTTGCACTTGTTAAACCACCGTCTGCTATTTTATGCGTTCCATTGTTATCTTCATTAGTTGCACCAGTAACAACTATAAAATCACCAACCTTTGCACTTCCAAAAGTAGAAGCACCTGCTGTTATGGTTGAGCCACTAAAAGAAAGTGTTACCGAACTGCTGTTTGTTCTTAGTTCAGATGTTAAGTGTCCAGTGCTATATGTACCTGTGTTTGTTAGTGCATCAGGGTCAGCAAATTTAAAGTGGTTGACTGTGCCGTTTAGTTCCAAAAGAAAGGACTGCCACTCTGCGGCTTGCGATCTTCTCATTGGCGGTAGTGAAACCTCTGCTGTCCAGTACACACCGTCAAACTCCTGTGTCTTTGTCTTACCAGTAAACGGACTTACCGTTGTTCCCACTGTTCTTATAAGCGACCAGTTGCTTCTCACGAAGTTCGGACTCGTAGGCATTGATATTAATTTAGCCACCTTGTAATGCTCTCCTAAAATTACCACCACGCATTGCAGCTTCGGCTACAGCGCCCTTAGTTACATCTGCTATCTGTGGCATCATCTTTGTAACCTCCGCCCTTACTGTGGGTACGACACCTGTAGCAAAGTTTACCGACTGGTTTACTATGATGGGCGCACCACCTATAGCGTTTTTAGTAT